ATTAAACAAAAATGAAATATTTAAATTTTTGTTTAACAAGGTATTAAACAAAAATGAAATATTTAAATTTTTGTTTAACAAGGTATTAAACAAAAATGAAATATTTAAATTTTTGTTTAACAAGGTACTAAACAAAAATTGAAATATTTAAATATTTTAATAATTATGTATTATATTCATGAATATTCATACATATATACAATGACAACATCAAATAAAAGAAAATATTGTTATGATGATTATAATGATAATGATATTAGTGATGTTATAATTCCAGATGTTCCACCATGTTCGTTAGATGAAATGTATCGATTAATCATTGAAAATAAAAAATATAGACAAGAACAATATGAACTAAAATTATCAACAGTGCTATCTAATTATAAAACTAAAAAAGATAAACTATTGAATAAAATAAAATATTTGAAAAGAAAAGTTGTTGGATTAAATAATGAACTAAGACGAATACAATTATTATTACAATTGGATATGTATAATTATATTAAACTTATTAGAAGTGAAATTGGACAATATACAACAACTATTGATTTTTTGCAACGAGAACTAACAGAATTAAAACATAAAAAAATAAAAGATGTTACTGAAATAAAATTTTATAAATGTTAGATTAAATAAAATATATTATAAAATTATAATTTTATAATATAAATATTTTGAAATACATTAATTGAAATTAAAATGACGAATGAAAAGGTAAATTATGATCTTTACATATTTTCATCCAAATTTGGTCTTGTTCTTTTAATTTTCCTTTACTCTTCAATAATTTGAAACATTTTGATTCTTTTGGCATATTTAATATCATAAATATTTTATTTAAAACATATGAATAACTAAGAAAATTTGAACGTGTATCTGGTTTATATTTATTGAATGAATTATTTATTTTAATAAATAATGTTATGATTATTTCTTCCGTTTCCTTTGTTAAAATTGTTGGTTTTAATCCTGTTATTTTACAATAAATTTGATGGACATGTTCATAATAATGTGTTAATTTATTCATTTGCAATATTTTTCTAATATTATCCAATGAACAATTAGCATATGAAATACGTTGTTTTCTAAGTTGATTTTTAATAATATTGCATATTTCATCTGGAACATCAATACTTTCTTTTGACTGAAACTGACTCAATCTTTCTTTCAAATGATTAATTTTTTTATATGGATATTTTTGTTTTTCATTTGCCGATTCAGAATGGCTCGGAATGTCACTTTCAATGTTAACATATTCTGTTTCACCACATGATAAACATGTATATCTACCTTCCGATCTAAATAATGTTTTATCAATTTTACAAAATTGACATAAAACAGACTGTGATTGTGTTACTTTGTCACATGCATATGATTTGTCTGTAACAATTAAATATTTTTCTAATAATTGTTTTTTATTTATTTTTGTTTCAATTGTTGTTTCATTTTGTTCTCCTAAAAAATTCAACATTGAATTACTATTATGTTGAATTTGTTGTATTTTTCTTGTTTGAACAATTTTTTTTACCTTTCGGTTTTGTTGACTTTCTAAATTTATTTGATACAATTTATTATTGCTGTTTTTTTTTTCATTTTTATTTAAATTTGTAATATCAATTAATTCATCATAATTTTCAACTTTATTTTTGTTGTCTAATGTGTAATAATCTATTAATAAATTAATTGTTGTATCTGTATAATCCAACAATTCCGTACTATTTTCCATTTTATTTATTTCACTTTCTAATCTTTCAATCTTTTCTTTCAACATTGATTTTTTAATTATTTCATCAGATGATCCAATTATTTTTTTAGTGTTCATTTTATCCATTTTCTTTTTTAATTTTTTCAATTCATGTTTTTTTATTGGAATTGATTCTTTTTCTTTGGCGTATTCATTTATTTTATTTTGGTGCAATTCGTCTAATGTCACAATATTTGTAATATATTTTACTTTATTTGATTTCTTTTTAAAAGTCATTCGTTTATATTATATGGTTCATTAATAATTATTTAAGTATATTAAAATATCTATAAAGTTTGTTATTGCGTTATTTATGTTTATAATTTTAATGATTATTTTACAATCATGTTATAATTATATAAACAATATGAACGATATGTTATTATAGTGAGATGGCTTTGAATATAATGGCTCTATATGGATATGGTTTACAAGATGAATATTTAACAGCAAATCCACAGGTAACTTTTTTTAAATTAATATATCGTCGCTACAGTAATGTTGTATGCACAGATATACATACTGAATATTTCAATAAAATAAAAAATAATGATGTAATAATGATACATAAAAATGAAAATTATAATTCAAGTATTTTCAATTACGGATATAAATCCAATATTATTTAAAGACGCTTATTTATAAAATAATATTATGGAAGCACAAGATATTTTTTTAAATAATCCTGATTATACACAAACACCAATTATATTTCAAGAAATTGATAGAATAATAATGAAACATAAAAATGAAAAATACGACTCAAGTATTTTTAATTTGTATGAAAAACCTATTGTATGTATTGAATATATTTATTTGGATTCTGATGAACGTCGCAGATTTTCACAAATTGGTCATGATTATTTAATGGAACAGTTCAGGTATTAGCGTTCGGTAAATATTTTAACTCTTCATTAAATTCAGGCGGTATAATTAATATTTTAGTTTCCGAATTGTAAAACATAACAATATCATATATTGATATTGTTATATATAATAAATATATCAATTTTTTTATTAATCACTATCAAATTCTAACTCAGAATCTGACTCTGACATAGAAATATCATCATCATATTCTTCTCTATAAGAATGCGTTTTTTCGTAGCGAACAGGAGTACCTCTAAATTTATCCATAAAATCTTTTGCTTTTTTGCCTCCTACACCACAGACTCTATTTATGCATTTTACTTTAGTTCCCGCAATATATTTATAATCTTGTTCAATAAATTTACCAATATAAATTGTAAAAATATTTTTTTTAATTTCTCGAATTCCAAACATTATTTCGTTTTTATTTAGTAATTTTTTTAAATATTTATATATTTGAAATTTAATTTTATAATGATTTTTACCAATAAATGAACCACAATATTTTAGTTCACCATTATTATCTTCATATAAAAAAACGTATTTAGTCATATAAACTATATTAATTTATAATTCTTTAAGCAAAAAAAAATTGTATATGTATATAAAATATTACATAAATTAATTTTCACCATAATAAAAATTAATTTATATAATATTTTATATTTAATGACTGAATATTATATAAAATATCTTAAATATAAACAAAAATATCTAGATTTGAAGCAAAGTGAAAGAATTGAACAAACTGGAGGTGCAAAACCAAAAATATTAGATAAATTTGAAGAAATACTTAATTTAATCAAAAAATCTAAAAAAGAAAAAATACAAAAAGATTTATACAACTTAATACAACATAAAGAATATTGTCCTATTATATTAGGTGAAGGTCATTTTGGAAGAGCATATATCCCAGAAGTTAATAAAACTTTTTCTTTTAGAATAGGTACTAAAGATTTAGAATTACCTATTATTGTCAAAGAAACAAAAAATACAGAAAATCCTGATGCTTATGCAGGAGTAGACATTATAAATAATAAATTATATATCAGCGGATATGACAATATAACTACAGAAGCACTTATTTTAATGTTCACAAAAAAATTATGGTATTATACCGTACATTTACCTTTACTATTAGCTTATGGAACATGTTCTAAATCAAACATGATTGATAGAATCATTACCTTAAGACATGGATTACCTGAACCAATTGAAATAGATATGACAGGTAAAATTTACAATGAACAACCTTTATGGCACAAACCCGAAAAAGAACCTATAGAAATAGTAAAAAATAATATTGCAACCTTAAGGGAATTGTTCACTTATATACATTACAAAAAAAATAAAGATGGAACAGTAAAGTTACCTAATGGAGAAATTTGTAATGTTCCAGAATTATATGACTATATGTGCATAAGTTATTTAGCCACTCATGAATTATTAACTGTAAACAATATTATGCCTAGTGATATGCATAGTGGTAATATTTTTATACATTGGTTAAATGATAATTCGCATTATGGTGACAAAAATATTAAAAATGTAAAAGAAATTGTGTATAAAGTTGGTAAAAAATATTATAAAATAAAGACTTTTGGTTTTGTAATTATTTTAGGAGACATTGGAACATTTGTAATTCCAGTTAAAAAAGACGTAATAATAGTCGGACAAGCATGGAATATTAAAGAAAATTATAAACTTATAGATATGCGACTAAGACCTGAATTTACAAATACAAATTTTATAGATTGGAATAAAGGTTTGTTAACAACTTGTGAATTTAAAGAAACAATTGCTTGTAAAATATTTGATACAGAACCATATTGCTCATATCCTAAGGAAGGATGGCATTTATTAGGTTATGATAAATCTTATTTGGATAAATTAAAATCAACTATTGAATTATTAAATTTCTTTGATGAAAAGTATGGTTTAGATAAATATAATCAAAATAAAGATAATATCTTAATTGAAGCAAAAAAATATAATATATTTTAACAAATAAGTATCAACTATTTATTTTTGTCTCAAATCTTCATTTAGTTAGCCAACGAAGGTTTTTTAATTATGCATTTTGTTATTCAAAGTATGTGTACTATACTTTTAGAAAAAATGACTGAAAAAATTAAATAATACACAATAATATAATGAAATATATAATAATTCCTATCAATAATGTCAAAATACAAAAATCTTATCGACGAAATTTGTCAAGATAACGATTATGTATTAACATTTCAAGTTATACAAGAAGCTCAAAATTTGGCAAAATCTTTAATTGCAATTAGAGATGGCAAGGTAGATACTTTAGATGATTTATTGAATATAATTAATGTATTTATTGAAAGACTACATAAAGATATTAGTGAATGTATAGACGATGAAATACATAAAGATTATTTGGAAGGGATATTATATTTTTTACAACAATCACAAAAAAGAGTAATTGAATTTAATTAAATATGTGCATATATTTTGAAACTATTATAAAATTTATAAATATTCTACGTCGCAACTAAAAGGTTTTTTTTATTTCTATGGTATTTTTTAGGTATGGTTTTTTAAGTGTTATTGGCAGATTAGTTGTATTTATTATAAGTTTTGGATAACCTAAATAATAAATGTATTCAATGTTTTGCTGTAAATTATCCAATAATTGCATATTGTGAAAACAGTCATGACTCTGAATAATAAATAATTTGACTATTTTTAGGAATAGTCAAATTATTTTTAGAATCTAAAATAATCATCGTATTATCAAAACTAAAATAATATAAATATTCACAAAATTTTTCTAAAAAATAATGTATTTCATCAATATAATCACCATTACAAATATAACTTGAAATATAGAGTCCATTCATAAAATAATTTTTTACAAAACAAATTACAACGAATGTTTTGTCTTTTATTTATTTCGTATTTATGTAATTTTTTATCATTAATAAAAATTATTTCATAAATGTCTTCACTTTGCATGTTATCATAATATTAAATTATAATATGTATAGCAATTAATTTTCAATTTTTGTGCAATAAATGTCAATAATTAAAAAGTATATATATTAACTAATTACTAAAATAAATGGGTTTTAATATCTAAATTCCTAAAACCAACAATAATAGAAGTTTTAATTTCTCCCAATTGTTTAAAGACTTTATTGAAATTTGTAATCATATCATGATGAATGGTCTGAAGAATGGTTTGAATACCTTGCATTACACTTTTAAGATATGCATTGGGATCTCTTTTTGAACCAAAAAGAAAACTCAGGGAAACAATTGCTGATAAAATATTATTTGAATTTGCGATGGTTAGACCCGTATTGACAATGTCTGAAACACTTTGGGCAATTTTAGCTGAATTCATTGCAACAATACCCGCTGAAATTAAATTTTCATCCTTAGCCAACATTCCAATAAGATAAGCAGTTTCACCAAGTTCACCTGTTGTTTTAATATATTCTTTGCATCTGTATTGAACAGCTTTAGGTGTTGTTTTACTAAATGTTTTAAATTCCTCTTTAAGAACACTAGTTTTCTGTTCTACTTTTGATTGAAGTTTTTTAGGTTCACTTTTAATTTCTTCTTTCTCCTCTTTGGTCAAAGTTGTTTTATCAATTTTGGTATTGAAATCAGTTTTGATTATGTTGTTGTTAGTTTTAGGTTTAGGATCTTTGGTTAGTTCCATAGACTTTAAATCTGTAGCAATACCTTGTTTAATTTCATTATAATTTTGTTTAACTTGAGTACTACAAGTTTCGTTTAAAACATTATAAGCAAGTTTAATTTTAGAATAATTATGATGTGTAGCAATATCTAAACCAATATCTAAACCAGTTTCGCAACTATCTTTGATAAATTCGTATGCTTTGTTATTAATTTTTTCCAGAGATTTATTATATTCTACAGTTCCAATATATTCTGGATATAACTCACACATAGAGTCGTGTAAAAAAGGCACTCCCCATAGTAGATATTAGTTGTTTTGCATTAGTTGTGACATTATAAACATCCATATCTTTACCTGATATGCCATCAGTAATTAAGTTAACAAAGTCAGAAATGACCTGTTTTGCACACTTATTGATGGTATCGTCAGAAAGCTGCATACTAAAAAATATAATAAATAACATCTATGTATTATATAAATAGTTTATTTTTCAATTTTTTAACAATATATGTCAATCTTTAAAAGTATATAAGAAGGACAATATAACACTTACTAATGGAATATAGTAAGTGTCCTTTAGAGAAAAAAAGGAATTAACATTCTTATTTTCAATATTTTTTGTTTTATATATAGACAACAACAAAGAAAAATAATAAAAGAAAAGCTATAATGCCTTATAGATATAAATGGCATTATAAAGCTACATTTAATAAGATATAATATTAAATAACAAAAAACTCAAAAAGTTCAACTATATGTGACGAAAACCTAAAAAGTTTGTCGAGTTTCATAATTAAAAAATGTGTAATTATGTTTTATTTGTTTAAAGGGGGAAGGATTTTAAAATTTTTTTTTTGATTAAAATGAAAAAGTATAACAGATAACAAAATAAATAAAAATAAATAATAAATAATTTTTTGTATATAGGAATCCAAAAATATATACATATATACTTTTTAATCTTAATGAAAAATTATTATTTTTAATTTTTTATTAAAAATAATACTGTAGAAAATATTTTTAATTTGTAGGTTGCATTTATTGTGTATATATATAAAATTTTTTTTACAATATATTTAATTTATTTGTCTTTATAGTTAAATATTATTTTATACAATGTAAAAATTTTATAGAAACTACATTTATATTATATGGACTATAAAGACAAATATATTAAATACAAAACAAAATATTTGAAATTAAAAAATACGGATATTAATAATCAAATTGGTGGTGGTAAGAAAGATTTGCAATTTATTTTATTTGGTGATGTTATGACAGGTCATTCAGTTTGGTTTCATGATAAAGATAAAACTAAAATAGACTTTGTCAAAAGACTAAAAAAGTTGGGTAATGTTATTATACTAAAACCAAATTATGTAAATTTTATGAATTGGGTTACAGTAAAAAGACATGGTAATTGGTTTTATAAATCTGGCATAAAAAACATTGATTTTACAATAGAAGATTTACAATTTGAAAATTATTCCAAATGGGTTTATCATCAAATTGATCCTAATAAAAAATACATTGTAATTGGTTTAGACCAAGGCACACATTTTGCTAAATACTTTTGTAATCAACATCCAGAAAATTGCATTTGTCTTTATGTTTTAATTGACAGGAATTTTACTAAACATAGTTATGAAAAAACATTTCATTCAGACACAAATTATGATTTTATTAAATCTGTTGTAGGTAATGATTATAAAAAGTATATTATAGAAAATTTAACAAATAAAACAATTGGTGATTTATTGGATAAAATAAAAAAAACAAAAGATGATAATTACATTATGTTATTAAATGGGTTGTGTAAAGGTATTATTAGAAGTCAATATAATAAAATACAAAAAATGAATGTTAAAACAATAATATATTCTGATTCCAAAACCCTAACACCAGAAAAACTACAAGAAAATCTTGATTTTAATGAAAAAAGTAAAAATAAAATTATTTATTATTATATTGTTGATGATTCGGAATATTTAATTCATAGCAAATATAGAGATGAAATATATAATAATATTTATGGATTAGTAAAAAATTTATCTTAATTTAAAAATATAATATTATATATATCTCTAACATTTTATTTGTAATGTTTCAAGGAAGTGGAACAAATTTAAAATCATGGAATGAATACACTAAATCTAAATTTTTAGATCAATTAAAATTAATGGGTAAAGTATATACATATCAAGATAAAATACATAATATATGGCATTATGATAATACAAATCCGGAAAAAAGGATTTTGATTCAAATATTGATATTGATTTGTCATATGTAAATTCTGATAACCACATTAAAATGGTATTCTCTGATATTGAAAAAAAATATAATTTGAAAAAGTATAAATTAATACCGATTGGTTGGTCTGCTGGTTGTTATTTAGCATTATATTTTGCACAACTATATTCTGAATTATGTAAATACGTTATTTTATTGGATTCAGCATTATGGACTCCTAATAATATGAAATTTAGATTAAAAATGCTTTATGATAATATAAAAAATATTTATCCAATTACAAATAAAAATTATAAAAAAATGTTAGACAATTGGAAAATAAATCATAAAGATATTGAAGATGCATATAAAATAAATGATATAAATAATTATATTAGAACTCATTTTATTCGTAATATTTTAAATCCAGAACTTTTAGTCCCAACCATTGCATTTATAAATATACAAGAACCTGAAAAAGATGAATGGTCTAAAGATTTTAATAATAAAAGAAGATTACAAGAAATGAATATATTAAAAAGAATAAATCCAAAAAATTATGTTCCTTATATTTTTACAAACAAAACACATTATATTTTTAATAAAAAAATAGCATCAAATAAAATAATTACGATTATTAAAAAATATTTATTATAATAATTCAAAAATATATTTTTTTGTTCTAATATCTTCTTTACCATCTTGTTTTATTCTATAATCATAACTATTTAATTTATATTTACTTTTTGTTAGTTGTCTTATAATTGATAAATATGGTCTTTTTGCTTTTGTTGGTTCTGATGCTCCTATTATGGTTAAAAAACTATAATATTTTCTTATTTCTGAGATTAATTCTAATATTTTATCTTGTTTTATTTTATCATTATCAAGATTATGTAAAATTATACTATTTTCATTATTTAATTCTAAAATATTAATAATCTTATCAACTAATTCATCCTGTTCTTTTTTATATAAAATACTTTTAAGTTTCATAATACTATATGATTATATTATGAAATTTTTAAATAAAATTAATCCTTATACTTTTTAGGTTTCCTTTTTAATGTAGAATCTTTTTTAATATAATCTTTATAAGCATCTTTGTTATACGCATTTTCAAAGTAATTCTTATAGTTTTCTTTTTTAACTTGTTTTATTGCCTTTTTAATTTCTATAGCTAATTCATCATATTTCAATACTTTCTTATTTAATTTCAAATAGTGTTTTATTTGATTAAACCAATTTTCTATAACATTGTACCTAGGAGTATAGGTATAAACATATTTTTTGTTTTACAAGTATAACAAAATGCCTGGTGGTTTTATGCGATTAATAGCTTATGGTATACCAGATTATTATCTTGATAAATATACAGTAGATATGTTTTACAAAAAATATATTTCACAAAATTTATACTGCTATAAAAATGCCAGATATAATTCAAGTCTTTTTAATAAAAAATACAATTTTGATGAAATTTAAATTAATTAAATTTTAAAACAAAAATTAATTAATATTTAGTGACTGTGTTATTTTTATCAGCTCATTTTACCACGTGTTTATTTTGATAATAAAATATTGTTTTTTTTCAGGTTTTTATAGAAAAAATGTGAAAAATAATATAAGAATATAAAAAAATAACGTTTTTTTTGTGTAATAAAATATAAAAATATATAGTAAATTATAATTATTTAAAAAACCAAATTTATTTTTTTTTTCTTTTTTATAAGTATAATAAAATGGCCGGCGGTCTTATGCAATTAGTAGCTTATGGAGCACAAGATATTTATTTAACTGGTAACCCTCAAATCACATTGTTCAAGGTTGTGTATCGACGACATACAAACTTCTCATGTGAGACTATCGAACTGCCAATTGACACTGCAAAGCCATCAGGCCGTGCATCTGTTCAAATGTTGCGAAATGCTGATTTGGCAAGCAAATGTTCTCTCCGTGTTACCGTTCCAGACTTGACACCATCCAACTCTGCAACCTTCAATGGTAAGGTTGCATGGGTTCGTCGTCTTGGTCACGCAATGATCAAGACTGTTGAAGTTCAAATTGGCGGTTCTGCCATTGACAAACATTGGGGTGTCTGGCTCGATTTATGGTATGAGTTGACTCACACCGATAATCAGGCCCGTGGTTATGCCAAGATGATTGGTGATGTTCCCGAACTCACCACATTAGCATCATCTGTTGCCGGTGGTTACATTCTCCAGACACCGTTGCAGTTCTGGTTCAACCGAAACTATGGTTTGGCCCTTCCATTAATCGCTCTTCAATATCACGAGGTTCGTGTCAACTTTGAGTTCGAGCGAATTGAGAACTTGGTTTGTTATACACGCGGTACTGCCCAAGATGCATCTCCACGATTCAATGGTCTTGCATTCGGCAGTTCAGGCCTTTTGGTTGACTATATTTATTTGGACTCTGATGAGCGTCGCCGATTTGCTCAAGTTGGTCATGAGTACTTGATGGAACAATTGCAGGTTCAGGAATCAAACTTGCAGGCAAACTCAACAAACCAGTCTTTGACTGTTAACATGAACCACCCACTGAAAGAGTACGTTTTAGCTCACCGTTGTGGTATGTTCAATGGTACAAACGGCAAATTGTTCTTGTGTTATACTAATGATGACTCTAAATGGGAAAGTGCAGTTGACACAGCAGCAGGTTTGGTTGTTACTAACATGTTGAACAATAGTGGAACTGGAACCGTCAGCGTTGATATAAACAATGGTACTGTAACAACTTTTGGCGGAGTTGATTTTACATTCATATTTCCAAATGATACTCCAGCGACCAATCTTCCATGTGTTGCTGCCCCAATTCTTCTTGGACTCAACAGTTTCAATGCAGCATCAAAAATTTCTGCGGCCACTGTTGAAATCAACTTTACAACTGGCGTTGGTTATAACTCAATTGTCGTCACATCAGTTACCCATACATTGACTTTGGAAGATATTTCATGTGGTATTACATCCGCTGTTGTCATTGACAATGGCGATGCTGACTTTGTTAGTGTTGTTCAGCTCAACAACTATGGTGTCAGCTTGAATGGGGAGGGTAATATGTTGGTTGAGGGTACTGTTGTTTTGAACGGTCATGAACGCTTTGCCAAACGTGACGGCAACTGGTTCAACTATGTTCAGCCATCTGCTCACACCCACACGCCCGCTGATGGTGTCAATGTTGTTCTGTTCTGCTTGCACCCTGAACAACATCAACCAACCGGCTCAATGAATGCATCACGTATTGACTCTGCCAAGTTCAACTATAAGGTTGCCGATGTTTTGGCTTCAAGCCGAGGTGCACTGTTTGATTTGTATTCTGGCACTATCTGCTATTTGTTTGCACCAAACTACAATATTGTACGGATGATGAGTGGCATGGGTGGAAC